CAGCATCGTGCTGAGCCTCGCCAGCCGAAGCCGCCGCCTGCGCAGCCTGGTCAACCACCGTCTGCTGCTGCGAGTAAGCCACCGCGCCCCTCTCCGCATTCGAGCGGATCTGGGGCAAATCCGTTATCACATCCTGCTTTGCATCCAGTGCGGCTTGCAACTCAGGGTTAGTTGGCAGAGCCTCGCCTTTGTCGAGAATGTTCTGCACCTCCTGACCTGTTTGGGTCAAATCGTAAACTTCCTGATCAATCATAATCGTTTCTTTTTTTATTGTTCAACATTATTGTTTTCTTCATTACTTGTCCCCTGCGTCGTTGGCTCTGGATCGGGTGTGATGATGTTCACGCTCTGATTCGCCAACTTGACCGCCGTGATTTGCAGCTGATTGTCGTGGTGGTTGCCGTTCAGACTCTGAATCTGATACCACTTGCCGCGACACTGAATCAGGCACCACTCGTCGATGCTCGCACGGTAGTCCATGCGGAACATCACGTAGTTGTACGAGTCCATTGCGCCCTCGTGCATCGCCTTCGCGCCCTTGTTGAAGGTCATGTTTCCGTTGAACGTACCCAGAATCTCGTACCGCGCACGGCCCGTGTCCGTCGAAGCCGCCGGAGTCTGACTGGTCGCCCTCTTGGCAATCGTCAACTTGTCCCTGAGAAATCCACGCTCGTATGCCATACCTTATTCCTCCTCCTCTGCTGATGAATAAGTTCCTTTGCGATACGGCATATAGAGCGCGTCGTAAGCATAAGGCACCACGCTCATTGATTGGTTCGTCACCGGCTCGCGGTGCTCATACCAGTGGCTCGTCAGCAGGAGAGCCGCCAATGTCAAGTCCATCGGCCACTCACCATCCAGTGCCACGATCTCGTCGTAAGTCCGCTGCGTGTCCTTGAACACCTTGCGCTCAGCCGCTTTGCCAAGCATCGTCAGGTATTGGTCATCGTCCGTAAACGATGACTCAATCCTCGCCTGTGCCTTGATGTCCGCCAGCGTCAGGAACTGTAAAGTGATTGTATTTGCCATTTTTATTTCTTTTTGTCCTTTATGCTTCGGACAAAAAAGCCGTTTAGGTTTACTTTCATAAACAAAAAAAAAGGCCAGTGCGTCCGCACAGGCCTAAAACAACATACTGTAGCAGGTTAATAATTATTCTTCTTTTAATTCTCTTTTAAATTTACCTGAACACGGAAAAGGCCGGTGCCGATGTAGTGATCAACGTGGCCGGTGTAGAAGTTCACGTCAGAGGGGATGGCGGCGAGTTTTTCATCCAGTTCGCCACGAGAGCGACCCTGTATAACTACGACACCTTTCTCCAAAAGTTCCTTCACGTAGGCGGGCTGAGTTGTCTCGGCCTGCGGCTGTGCGACCTCGGCGAGGCTTTCCGTTTTCTTATTCGTTTTCTTGCTCATCGTCGTCTGTGAATAATATGTCGCACTGATAGTGAAGTATGTCGTAATAGCAGGGCTTCAGGTCGAACCATCCCATACCGTCGTTTGTACGCGATTTCAGTTCTGGTCGTGTGCTGTAGTCCATGCTCTCGATATAGTTGGCAATGGCCTTGCGTACCATCCTGCGCAGCTTCTTAAACTCGGACTTCGTGGTGGCTGCTATCTCAATGCCTACCTGCACCGTGTCCCACTCAGATTCCCATACATCATCCTTCGTGCCTTGATCGTTTTGCATAGGCTCTTCAAAGATGACAGCGTAGGGCAACGGGGTGTTGTCGTCAAGTTCAGGAGGCACCTCGAAAGTACACGTCACGATGTTGCCGTTGGTGAGTGCCACAAGCGACTCGTCACTGGTTAATGCCGCGTAGAATATTTCGTCAAGTTCCATTTGCACTTTCAGATTGACTTGTTATACATTCGATTCAGATTCTTCCCCTCTCCCCTGGGGAACCGACGGGCGATACTAAGCTGTTGCTGTTGCATCGCCGACCGCCCGCCGGAGGAACTATCCCAGAAGAGTTGAGAATTAGAGAGAGTTTACTCAACGATAACGCTGACGGTATCGGTGGCGACAACGTTGTTGCTGCCGTCCTTAGCAGATACGGTCACAACGGCGGTGCCTGCGGTAGAGCCAGCGGTGATAACACCAGTGGTGCTGTTGATGCTGGTGCCACTGAGGGCGGTTGTAATAGCGTAGCTGATGGTCAGGCTTGGGTCGTTGACTACAGCGGTCAGAGTGTGAGTAGCGTTCTTGGCCATGAATACAGCGTGCTCACCAGCAAGCACTTCAGGAGTGGTAGGAGCGTCGAGCACGGCATAACAGCCGAAGGCCTGGGTCACACCACCTGCACCGTTGATCTTCGTTGACAGGTCAGTCATCGAAGCGGCGAGGTTCAAGGTCACGGCTGTGATGTTACGTTTAGCCACGGCCTGGCTTACGGCATCAATCGTCAGACGAACGGGGCCATGAGTCTGAGCAGCGAACCACTCGTAGTAACCGATGAGGATGTAGCGACCCTTACCAGCAACCAGCTTGCCGTCGGTGCCAAACTCAGTGTTCACGTAGTGTGATACGGTGTAAGGATAACCGCAGCACTTGCCGTTCTCGATTACGAAGCCACCAGCAGCACCAGCAATCTTCGGAGTAGCCATTAGCTCGGCCTCAGTTACGCGGTCCATCGACAGACAGACGTTGCCCTCGAAGAAGCCCTTATCGGAGAACTCGGCCACGGCCTTCAGAATCTGCTTGTAGGTGTCGCCAGTGCCGATGGTGATGACACCCTGGGGAGCCAAGCCAGCGAATGCGCCCTTGTTGCCCACCCAAGGAGCACGGCTGTAAATCTTCTTGGCCCAATACTCGCGCATAGCGATGGTGAACTTCGACTGCACGAATGCCATCAGGTCGAAGGCAGCGTTGTCGATAGCCATATTAGAGATGGGAACGGTCAGACCCACGCGGCGAACGGCGGGAGTGATGTTGGCGAAGTTCAGCACCTGATCGCTCAGAGCCTCGATTTCACCGACCTCCTCCATCTCAACATCGTTGATGCTGACAGGCCAAATCTCGTTGCCCTCTACGCCAGTCACGATGTTCAGACCTTCGGGAAGGCCAAGACCCTCGTGCAGGGTGGGGATCAACTCGTGGATGGTCAGGTTGATGGCACCAGAAGCGGCGATGTTGCCAGTGGTGTTGCTGCTGCCGTCGCTGTTAGTGCCAGCATTCAGCAGAATCTCACGCTGTGCCTTGCCAGGGTTCGTGCGAACATCCTGAAGGAGTTCGCGCAACTGAGCCTGCATGGTCTCCTGACGACGGTCGCCAAGCACCTTCTCATGCTCGCTTTCGCGGTTGAGCTGGCTCATCTGCTCGTTAATCATTTTCAACTCGCGGGTGAGATTCAGCTCCTCCTGCTTCTCATCCTCCTTCAGTTCACGGTTAGCGGCCTTCTGATAAAGCTCGCCCAACTTGTCATTCTTCTCACGACGTGCTACTGCCAGCTCATCGAAAGTCATTGTCTTAAAATCTTTCATCTTAAAACGTTTTAAAGGGTGAATAAAAATTGTTACTTGTTACTTGATTTCTCGTTACAGGGTCATGTCCTCCAACATCTGCGCATTGACGGCCATGACACGCTCGCGGCGTTTCATCTCGGCCTTGATGCGCTCCTGCTCTTCGCGCTCCTTCTCTGCCTGCTCACGCTGGGCGGCTTCGATGGCAGCTTTTCCTTCAGGAGTGTTGTCGTAGAGTTCACGGGCATTGACACTCGTAGCGGTGTACGCAGGGTCAAGTCCGATTGTCAGGGCAGAGAGTTTGGCAAAGCTGCGGTGTTTCACCAGCACGTCTTTCTTACCGTTTCCACGTTCCAGCACGTCGTAGTCCTTGGGGTAGAACTCGAAACTGCAACCGGAATAATCGCCACGACGCACCATTTCAAGGCAGCGGTCGCCAAGGTCACACTTCGGGGCTTCAAACTCGAAAGACACGCCCTCACGGTCAACATAAAGTTTCAGCGAGCCCTTGCCTTTGTTCCAGCGGGCCACCGTCTGCTTGCGGTCGTGCAGCATGTTGAGCTTGATGTCCTGAGTCATCAGGAAGTCCATCGTTGCCGCCTCGGGCAGGATGACTTCGCGGAAGGTCATTCCAAAGTCGTCGAGGAGCTCCGATTCAGAATTGAATACGATGGCTCGGCCATAGATGGTGCGAGACTCGCCCGTCTGACCTTCTTCCTGCTCTCGAACGGCCAAGAAGCCTTCAAGGGTTCTGATTTCGTTTTTTGTTGCATCCATATCTCAAATTTTGAATGTTATTTACTTATCGCTCGTTTTTATGTCTGGGGTTTACTCCAGTCCGCCGCCACCATTGCCGCCGTTGCCGCCGCCCTGGTTATCGTCGCCATTGTCGTCGCCCGTGGTGTCGGGTTCGGTCGTAGTGCCCTGCTGTTCGCTCTCGGCAGCTTCCTTGGCCGTGGCCCATGCCAGCTTTGCACCGGCGATGGCAGCGGTGATTTCCTGCGAGGGGCGGTATGCCACGCGCTTGGTCAGTCCGTCCAGCGTCTGGTCGTCCTCGGTCTCAGTCCAGTGCGAGCTGATGGCGGGGTAGAGTCGGCCTATCTGGTCGAGGTCAACGATCTTGCCGTTCTTCAGTGCGTCGCGCACAGCGTCGAGTGCCAGCCCGAAAGCCAGTGCCAGCTCCTTTGGGTGGAGCGTCGTGTTGTTGGCTGCAAGGGCGCAGATGTCATCAAACGTGGCAACGCCGTTGGCGATAGCGCGGCTGGCGTAGCCCATTACTTTCGTGCGAAGGTTCTTGTTGGCCACCTTCTTGACCTTCAGTGTCAGTTGTGCCATATCGTTACGTCAATTTTAATTTGTCCTTACGTCGATTTTTATTTCACGTTACGTTATACGGGGATTTTCGTGCGTGGGGTTTACCGAATGCTTCCGAGTGCTTTAGCCCATCTATCCGAACCTCCGAGCACTGACTTTGCCACAGCGTCAGCGTAAAATTCCGTTGCGCTTTTCTTGGCATAGCTGCCCCAACCCTTTGTCGATTTCGATGATGTAAAATCGCTGAATACTTTTGCGACCTGTGCCTTACCACCAGACGATAATCTGTCGTAATATCCGTGTCCGAGTTCGTGTGCAAAGGTTTTTAATGCTGGTTTGCTTACCGTAGTCATCTTACCCTTTGCCATTTCTCCCTTCATGAAGTTCTCTGCTTTTGTATATCCATGCCCAAAGTAGCGGCCATTTAATGCAACATAGCCATCGGTATGAACACCATATTCAAAGCCAGAACCACCAAGTTTGCGGAATCCCGCCGTATTTGAGATTTCCACCTTGATACCCGTTCTACCACTGCCAGGAAGACCACCCATTTCGTTGTGCATCTTATCCACGACTGCCTTCATTTCTGCTTTCAGTTGTGGGTCTTTGATATTTCGGTCAATAGAATCCATTGTAGCTTCATATCCTTCCTTGTCCCATTGTGAAAGCAAACCAGACTTCAGGATGGTTTTCTCGCGGGCAAAATCAAAACCGCCACCACCTTTTGCGGCACCGCCGCCTCTTGTTGCTCCGTGTCCTCTACCCATTTGCTGCCTCCTTTCTTTCTGAAACTGCAATAGAATGTTGTCTGAAATCTTCCACCCTCTCGCCCATCATCTCCTCCAGTTTTGGCAGGTCGTTCAGTTTAGGATTGAGAGCGGTCATGCTTATTTCTTGGTCGAAGAAAGCCACGGCCTCCTTCATCTTCTGGTGGCGCACATCCTTGTTCCTCACCTCGACAACGGGCG